AAACTCTACATAGCTAAAGCCTATAATATAATTTTTCATTTTAAATCCTCGTTGGTTTGTTCTACAGTTGTAGAACTTTGATTTAGTGCGTACTCTTTATTGAGACGCACACGCTCTGCCCAGTAGGTGTCATTGTCCACTGGTGGTTGTTGCTCGATATACTCACGCAATACCTCGCGCCACTCTTTATATAGATCACTCATTGCCGTACTCCATTGATGGTTTGAATTGAACAAGGTCAACTACAATAAGATCTAATTCAGTGACTAGATTTTTCTGTAATATCCTAGGCATACTGTCAAGTGACTCGATGTAGTTTTGTAATTCATCGACCTGCATCATAGCGCGTTCATACGCAACATTTTTATTTGTCATTGAATGACTCCTCTATTGCAAGTTTTACTGATAACCTGTTAAACACTGCACCATCTGGCGTATACTTTGGTAAGCTAAGCATGAGCCTATCCAGCGCGCGTTCAAGCGACATATACTTTGGTAACCAACACCAATCATTGTAGTAGTCTTCATCGTTGAGTAACCAGAGCGATACGTTCCACGCGTTGTAGCTTCTGTGTCCATTAAATGTTGTCATTTTTAGTACCTCGTTTGGTTGTCATACTCATTGGCTCGACTAACTCCTGCTTGTCGAACATATCATCGAACATTTGGTCAACGCTACAACCTGCTAGTCGCTGTCCGTCTGTCTCGTCTGCAATATCTGCATGATCCATTAGCAGATAATATAAATGGTTGTTGAAATCTAGCTTGTTCATAAACACCTCGTTGGAAAGTTCTACACTGTAGAACTAATTAGTTATCGTTGCGCACAGGCAACACGTGTGAACAGGTCATCACCCAATCACTATACTAGTATAACACAGTGGGGTATTGTGTCAAGTAACGTAATTTTGTGGTGGAATATGTAGTATCGTTACAATGTACCAAAACGACTGTTCCAGAAATGCTGTAATGTTCCATGATTGTAACTTTTTGTTTTTGGCTGTAGGTCACTGGTGACGCGTAATGTAACAATGTTCCGTTTTTTGCGGTAATAGTGAGGTAATATTTTAAAATAAGTTCTACACGTGTAGAACAAATCTGCCAGAGTGCCCCCGAATAAACGATATATATATATATTAGTAAAAAAGTAACATTATAAATATAGAGATAGATAGATAGATAGAAACGCACAATCGCACACGTTGCTAATACCACACGCGTTCACAATACTACACGAACATTCACGAAACCGTTTTGTAACTTTTTGGCTAAATAAAACGGAACATTCACGGAACATTAGGGGAACAAATGGAACATTACAAACGGAACATTGCTCCACACTATACAAAGTACTGGTATCGTGTGGTAACGTGTAACTTATTGACAGTCCGACTCCACACTATACAAAATACTGGTATCAGCAGGACGAAAAAAAAGTTCTACAGTGTAGAACTTTGAGGCAAAAAAAAGCCACCCCGAAGGGTGGCTATGTTGGTGGGTTGGTGTTATTTGGTGACTCTTACCGATAGGATACGCTGTGCATCATTGAGGCATTTTGTTAATGCTTCAAGATTGTAGGTCGGAGTTTCGTCCTTTTCTGCAATCTTTAATGCCTTGTTGATAGCTTCGCGCATCTTGACTATGTCACTGACTGGTGGAGTCGGTGCCTTTTCCTTGTTAGGATTTTCCAAGCTATCTAGCTTGTTAGCTATGCGGTCTATATACGTGCCAACATCTTGTTGGATAGCTTTCCGCTTAGCCTTTTTGGTATCGTCCCAATCTTTAACGATTGATTTAGGTGCGCTATAAATCTTGTAAGCCTCGGCACCTAGTCCCAATGCAAGCGCATCTTTGCGCCCGGTGTATTGCTCTGGAGTCGCGGTGCTAGTGTATTGCTTAGATTTCGGTGATCTGTAATCTGTAGCACGCTTGCCAGAGTGATGAATTTCAAGAATGATATTCTGCAAAGTGCGGTTGCACTTGCTATCAGTCTTAGCGTAATTTGATAAGGCAGTTTTTTCTGCGCTAGTAATTAAATTTTCCATAGTGTTGCCCCTCCTGGGGCATTTAGTCGGTGCACCAATTGCCCCGATCTGTTTATATAATAACACATTATCACCCATAGTCAAACACTTTCTTTCACTATCCTACACATTATTCAAAAAGTTCTACACTGTAGAACTAAAAGACCCCCCACCCCCCAATTTTTTATTTGGGACTCCACGCTACCATGTAATACCAATTTACTTAAATAAATCGTATTTTTCTGAAAACCCCCCACCTTGTTTTAAAAAGGCTAGTCAAAAAAAATTTTGTGTGTTACTTTTGAAACCCATTTAATAATGGATAATTTGATATGGGTCAGCTTTTAGTGGAAGGTAACGCGAGTCACATAGGTAGGGTAGGTGAATTTTTTGCGGTATATAAACTAGAGAAGTATGGTATTGAGTGCCACCATGTAGATCGTTCCGGCATAGACTTGTGGTGCCAATCGTTAGACAATTCGTTATTCACATTGCAGGTCAAGTCTGCAAACCTATGCCATTTCAACCAACATAATAAACGTAGAGGTATATCTGGTTATTCTTATAATTTAAGATCAGAGCATACTGCAGATTTTTTTATGTTTATAGCTTTGGATATGGAAAGGTTTCTTATAGTGCCTACGGCAGAGTTAGAGGGTAAGACTCAATATCGCTTATTACCCCCTGACTTTACACAAGAAGACGAGTTGGATGGTGTTAGTATGTTGCGCTCCTTTAAAAGGGAAGATCATCTTGAAAAAAGATGCAAATAAGTCCAATAAATACAACGGCACATGCGGATGATATAAACATTAGTTCGGCCAAGAGAGTACTCCAGTAAGTAGTAAGTTAGGGAAGGCGGCATTATATACACACTGGAGTATATATTCTAATACATATTGTTTATATTTCGCATGATTTTTGGTAATAACTTGCGCTTCTTATAACTTTTTGGTATATATACACCTACGGTTAATAACCTGCGACTAAAATATGACGATTAAACTAGAGCCAGAGACTGGCGTTCCTGTGTATGATGACGATCCTGCGGTAGATTTATCTATGCGTGCGCGTGCTGCTACGGTAACGGCAAAGGAATTAGAGAAGGAAGGCTTAGATTTGACTCCGACTGCCGAAGATGAAGCGGTAGCGAGTATGTTAAGCATGTCATACGCAGAAGATCCTGATAAAACATCTAAAAAAGCCACTAAAGCGCGTATAGCTGAGTTAACTCCGGCATCTTTGGTGCTTACAAACAACATTTTGAGTGAATTTGGTCGTTCTGTGGTCGAATCTGCTATATCTGTACGACATTTAATAACAAACAAATTGATTTTAGAGACAGAAAACCCTGATGCTAAGGTAAGGCTACGTGCATTAGAGTTATTGGGTAAGGTTTCTGATGTAGGGCTGTTCGCTGAGAAGTCAGAAGTTACAGTTACGCACCAATCAACAGATGATTTGAAGAAAAACCTCCGTAAAAAACTAGAAAAACTCGTAAATCCGCCTGAAGTTGATGGCGACGCAGTCGTAATCGACGCGGAGACGGTAGATGAGTGATTTCACACCAGAAGAAGTCCAGCACATGTTGGATAATCTTGATAATTTTACCGAAGCAGAGGTAACAGAGATCGAGAAAATGGTGGATGAACTAGATGCAAGGCAAAAAAACCAAGTTGCGTACGATGATTTGATAGAATTTTGCAAAAGAATGATGCCGGACTTCATTGTAGGCAAACATCACCGCATTTTGGCGGATATGTTGATGGATATTGAGAAAGGAGTTAAGGATAGGGCATGTGTAAACATCCCACCAAGGCATGGTAAGTCACAATTAGTGTCTATTTTCTTTCCAGCGTGGTATTTAGGGCGAAATCCAGACAAAAAAGTGATGATGGTGTCGCATACGACGGATTTAGCGGTAGATTTTGGTCGAAAAGTACGTAATTTACTTGGTTTAGCCGATTATAAGGCTATATTTCCTAGTGTGAAGCTAGCTACGGATTCTAAGTCTGCAGGTCGTTGGAACACTAGTGTAGGGGGTGAATACTACGCATGTGGTGTTGGATCGGCACTAGCTGGTCGTGGTGCGCACTTATTGTTGGTAGATGACCCACATTCTGAGCAAGATGTAATTAATGGTAACTTTAGTGTATTTGAGAAGGCTTATGAGTGGTTTACATTTGGTGCTCGTACACGATTGATGCCGGGTGGTAGTGTAGCTATTATACAAACTAGATGGCACATGGATGATTTGACTGGTCGTGTAGTTAAGGATATGAGTCAGAATGAGAAATCTGACCAGTATGACGTTGTAGAGTTCCCAGCTATCGTTGAAATAGAAGATAAAAGTAGTGGAGAGCTTATAGAAAAGCCTTTGTGGCCTGAGTTTTTTGATATGGCGGCTTTAGAACGTACAAAAGCGTCTATGCCATTATTTCAGTGGAATGCACAGTATCAGCAGCAACCTACCGCAGAAGAAGCGGCTATTGTAAAAAGGGAGTGGTGGCAGATATGGGAGAAAGAAAGACCTCCTGCATGTGAGTATATTATTATGTCACTGGATTCTGCAGCAGAAAAACACAATAGGGCAGATTATACTGCGCTAACGACTTGGGGGGTATTCTTCAATGAGGAGACAAATGCGCATAACATTATATTATTAAACAGTATTAAGGATAGATATGAGTTCCCAGAGCTAAAAGAGTTGGCTATGGAAGAGTATACCTTGTGGGATCCAGATGCGTTTATTGTAGAGAAAAAGAGTTCAGGTGTTGCATTGTATCAAGAAATGCGTCGTATGGGGCTTATTATACAAGAATATACTCCTCATAGAGGATCTGGTGATAAATTAGCGCGATTAAATTCTGTATCTGATATTATAGCTTCTGAGTTGGTGTGGGTACCCCAAACTCGATGGGCTGAGGAAGTTGTTGAAGAGATTGCTGGGTTCCCATTTATGAGTAACGATGATTTGGTTGATTCTACGGTTATGGCGCTTATGCGGTTTAGGCAGGGCGGATTTATAAGACTACCTTCAGATGAGCCAGAAGAAACTAAATACTTCTCTAGAAGAAGTGTCGGATATTATTAGAGGTTAAAAAATGGCTATTGAGAAAAGTTTACAGGCTGAGGCTCCTGAAGGCGAAAACCTTACAGGCGAAGGGTTAGAGATTGAGATTATAAATCCTGATGCAGTTATTTTAGATGATGGCAGCGCGGAGATAACTCTTATTCCGGGAGAAGACGACGAGGAGTCAGAGTTTGATGCTAATTTAGTAGAAATGCTAGATGACAGAGAACAACAGATATTAGCGGATGATATTATTGGTCTTGTTGAGTCAGACGTACAAAGCCGAAAAGATTGGGCTGAGACTTATGTAAAAGGTCTAGACATACTTGGATTTAAGTATGAAGAGCGTACAGCCCCGTGGGAAGGCGCATGTGGTGTGCATTCTACTGTATTAGCAGAAGCAGCTATTAGATTCCAAGCAGAAGCTATGAGTGAGACTTTTCCTGCGCAAGGGCCAGTTAAGGTTAAGATTTTAGGTAAAGAGACCCCAGAAAAAGAAGAAGCGGGTGAGCGTGTACGTACAGACATGAATTACCAACTTACAGATCGTATGGTGGAGTACCGTCCAGAACATGAAAGAATGCTATATAGCCTAGGACTTGCAGGATCAGCGTTTAAGAAGATTTACTTTGATCCTAACATGAATAGACAGTGTGCGATGTTTATCCCCGCAGAAGACGTTATAGTGCCTTATGGAGCGTCTAATATAGAGTCAGCAGAACGTGTTACTCATGTAATGCGCAAAACCAAAAATGACCTACGTAGACTACAAGCTAACGGTTTTTATGACGACAAAGACTTAGATGATCCTAGTCCATACCATACAGATATTGAAGAGCGTAAAGCAGAAGAAGGTGGTTACACTTTAAACGATGATAATCGTTACACTTTATATGAAGTACATGCAGATCTTATTATTGATGGTATTGATGATGAAGATGACCTAGCTAAACCATACGTAGTTACTGTAGAACGTGGCACAGGTGAATTACTATCTATTAGACGTAATTATGAAGAAGGTGACGAGCTAGAAATGAAGCGTCAACATTTCGTACATTACTCTTACGTGCCCGGGTTTGGCTTCTACGGCCTTGGACTGATACATATAATAGGTGGGTACGCTAAAGCAGGAACGTCGATTATACGGCAATTGGTGGACGCTGGTACGTTATCTAACCTTCCGGGCGGCTTAAAATCGCGTGGTTTACGAATTAAAGGTGATGATGAGCCTATCGAGCCGGGTGAGTTTAAAGATGTAGATGTACCATCAGGTAGCATACGTGACAATATTATGCCTCTGCCATATAAGGAACCTAGTCAAACGCTACTAGCGTTACTTAATCAGATTACTACAGAAGGTCGTAGGCTGGGCGCTATTGCGGATATGGATGTTTCTGATATGTCTGCGAACGCGCCAGTAGGTACTACACTAGCTTTATTAGAGCGTACATTGAAGCCTATGGCTGCTGTACAGGCTCGTGTGCATTATGCGATGAAGTTAGAGTTCCGTATGTTAAAAGACATTATGGCGGAGTACGCACCTAGTGAGTATGGCTATGAGCCGACTAGAGGTGAAGTAACAGCTATTAAAGCTGATTACGAAATGGTCGAAGTGATACCAGTAAGTGATCCTAATAACACTACTATGGCACAGCGTGTAGTTCAGTATCAGACTGTATTGCAGATGTCGCAGCAAGCTCCACAGATATATAACCTACCCCAGTTACACCGTCAGATGATTGAGGTGTTGGGTGTGAAAAACGCGGACAAGTTGGTACCTACGAAAGACGATGTGCAGCCAACAGATCCGATCAGCGAGAACATGAACGCGCTAACGGGTACCCCCATAAAAGCGTTCTTAAATCAAGACCACGAAGCACACATTGCTGTGCATACTGCGTTCTTACAAGATCCTACAGTTCAACAGACTCTAGGCAAATCCCCTGCAGGACAACAGATGGTACAAGCCTTGCAGGCGCATATAGCAGAACACGTTGCTTTCCGATACAGAGCACAACTAGAGAAGAAACTAGGTGTACCGCTACCTATGCCAAACGAAAAGATGGCTACAGAGATAGAAGTAGAACTATCACGTCTGGCTATGGAAGCAGGACAACAAGTATCAGCGCAAAACCAACAACAGCAAGCGCAGCAACAAGCGATGGCTAAAGCGCAAGATCCTATTATCCAACTACGGCAACAAGAAGTGCAAATTAAGCAACAAGAAGTACAGCTTCAAGCACAGAAAGACCAACTTGAAGCTCAGATCAAACAAGCTGAGGTACAACGCAAAACTCAGAAAGATCAAATGGATGCCCAAATTGATTTACAACAACTGGAGATTGAACGTCAGGAGTTGGAGATTGATGCCCAGAAAGCGGGTGCGAAACTGGCGGCAGATAGACGTACCGCTAACACTAAACTGGACTTAGACCTTATGAAGGCTCAGTCCGATGCGATGAATAAACAACGTAAGGAATAACTTATGACTACCGTCTTAGACGTGCTTATAGAAAAGATAGATGATGGTGTAAGAAACACTGAATACTATCTCGCCGCAGGCAATGCCAAAGACTATGCCCAATACAAAGAAACTGTGGGTGTAATCCGAGGTCTAAAATCTGCAAAAGACTTTATTGCAGAAATGCAAACACATTTGGAGGATGACGATGAGTGATTTAACTATTGTTCAAAAAGATCCCGAAAATGAGAAGGAGCTTGAAGAAGCGTTACCGACTCCTGTTGGATATAGAATACTTGTAGCCCTACCAGAAGTAGAAGAAACTTTTGGAGAAAGCCGCATTATCAAATCTAGCAAAGAGCAACACTTGGATCACGTTCTATCTACTATTGGTTTAGTGGTAGATATGGGTGCAGAAGCCTACTCTGATAAAGAAAGGTTTGCTGCTCCGTGGTGTAAGGAAGGTGACTATGTAATGTTCCGTGCTAATACTGGCACGCGATTTAAAGTGGGTAACACCGAGTTTCGTTTAATGAATGATGATTCAGTCGAAGCCGTTGTAGCCGATCCCCGTGCTGTAGCACGAGCGTCATAAGGAGAGTAATATGGGTTTTCAAAAAGTAGAGTTTGAGTTTCCTGATGAGAAGGAAGAAAATAAAGACCTCGAAATCGAGGATTCTGGGGCAGTAGAAATTGATGTCTCAGGTAAAAAAGAAGCGGCTGATTATGAGGTCAAAGAAGAGGAAGAAGTCGAAGTAGAAGTAGTAGACGATACTCCTAAGAAAGACCGCAATCGCAAGGCTTCTGAACCGCCAGAAGACGTTACGGAAGAAGAGTTAGAAAACTACTCTGAAAAAGTTCGTAAGCGTATTCAGCATTTTAGTAAAGGCTACCACGATGAGCGCAGAGCTAAAGAGTCTGCAGAGCGTGAACGCAAAGAGCTTGAAAACTATGCTAAACAGCTAGCGGAAGAGAATAAAGAGTTACAAGAAACTAAATCTAAAACGCAAAAAGCGTTGTTAGAGCAAAGCAAAAAACAGGCTGAAAAAGACGTAAATGTAGCTAAATACGCGTACAAAAAAGCGTATGATGCTGGAGATGCGGATAAAGTATTAGATGCACAGGAAAAACTTACTGACGCTAAATTAAAACTTAACAAGTTAGACGATGTAGATATACCTTTACAAGAGGCAGAAACTCCTGTACAAAGTGAACAAAGGGCAGTGCAAACCGACGAAAAAGCATCAAACTGGGCGCAAGACAACACTTGGTTTGGTTCGGATGAGGAAATGACTGCTTATGCTATGGGTGTACACAATAAGATTGTAAGAGAAGGTGTAGATCCTAGCAGTGATGAATACTACGAGACTATTAACTCTCGTATGCACTCTACCTTCGCTGATTATTTCGGGGAAGATGGACAAACAGAGCAAGAAACTAAGAAGCGAAAATCTAATGTGGTCGCTCCCGCTGCGCGGAGCACGTCGCCTAAGAAGGTGACATTAACGCGGACACAAGTAGCTATCGCTAAGAAATTAGGAGTACCGCTTGAACTATACGCCAAAAAGGTTGCTGAAGAGATGAGGAAAGTATAATGGCTGATAACAGACTAGATCGTGAATTAGAAACCCGTGAGAAAACTGCTCGTAAAACTGCATGGAAACGTCCAGAGGTTTTACCGTCCCCCA